AAATTGTTATGATATCCAGCACATCTTTGAGAACTTGGTTGTACTCGTTGACTGCCACTTGGCGAAGCTCCCAGTTAGGGGCTTCATAGTCCCGACAAGCTTCTTTCTTTTGGTAGTGCTTGATCAGGATTTCCTTAAGGTCGTCGAAAGCGTTGCGATATCCCATCACTTCTTGCTTACGAGACTCCTTGTCTTTGTGTCCATCAAACCAGACTGACTTCAAAGTCCTTCCTCCGCTGCCATCATAAGGTTNTCTTCGTTGATAGCTTCAGCGTCCTGCATGATTTCTTGCGTCTTCATCTGCTCTTGGACAGCAATGTTTTCCCCGAACAGGCGTGGTTCACCCAGTTCTTCGGAAACAATCTTTGCAAACTCCTTACCAGACAAGTGAACCGCAACGCTTGGGTCGGATGCCTTAATCTGGTATAATTGGGTAAGATTTTGGATGCGCCTTGCGCGTTCAGCAAAGTGACGTGCGCCAACAGGCACAATCTTACCAGAAGCTATTATATCATCTTTCGTGATACTACGGAAGAGATTAATGCCAAGAGCGTCATCCATGACCTTGATAGTATCGCTGAAATTCATGTTCCTACGGGCAACCTCTAACATGCAGTTAAGAATAGGTTCTAGGAACGTGCGCTCAAAGTGTGCGGTTTTATGTTCAAAGATGCGGCTGGCTGAGTTTTGAAGTGACTGAACCTCGAACGCAGTCTTCTCACCAGGTGTTCTGATGCCCATTGCCATGCGTGGCGCACCAGCCATCTCTTCCATTTTGTTTTCAAGAACTTGGATCTGCAAATCGGCATTGAGTGCTGTTGAGTCTGGTGCCATATAACCAACATCACCTTCCTCGCCAAGATAGATACGAGCACCAGGCTCAAATTCAAAGTCCTCAACATCACCCCGTATCTTCAGCACTGGGTAAGCGATCTGGTCAAACACATCGGCCTTGAGGTTTTCCAGATGGTCGATGCGGTACTGCATACCAACCAAGTTGTCTAACGGACCCATGGCATACAGGTTATCTGGTCGTGATCGCCAGCCTGCATGAAAGATGGGTGCATGACCCAAGTTTGATGGGTTCTCTTCGTTGTTCAGAACATACGCCCTGTCGACAACCGTGATGATACGATCAACCATCAGTTTGTCATTCTGGTAATCGTAAATGTCGCCGTAGAATGTCAGGATCTCGATATAGTCCGACTCGTAGTAATGCTGGATTGAGCTGAAGCCATCTGCAATGTAACCATCAGCTTTGGTGTATGTTGCATCAGCAGACCTGACATAGGCTCTGGCCCTCATTGCCTTGTCGAACACCTCGCTCATGTATTCGTTCTTCGGGTCTTGTTCGATCATCTTCTTGATCTCACCGAGGGTTTTGATCGTCTTGATGACCTTTGGGGTCTTTAGGAATGAAGATGCTGCTGGGTTGAAGCATATGTCGTATGGCGATATGCGAACAAGCTTCGGGCCGACATACTGACTGATGTAGTCCCCGTCTTCTTTGATCTTGTAGTTATCCTCGAATGTAACAGTTGCAAAGCAATTGCCATATTGGATGTAATCAAAAAGAAGATCGGACATTGTTTCAACAAAGTCAGACTGCCTGATTTTGTTTTCCATATATGCTTGGATAGTGTCACGCTTTTGCTTGAGATCAGAGTCTTCGGTGTAGGCCTCGAAGCGCATAAACTTCTGCTGGGGAAACAGCGTCGCAAAATAGTTTGCGTGGAGGTTGTCCATAATTTGCGTAAGCTTCGGGGTGGTTGTGCTGTTTGACCACGGGAGCATAGCGTTGGTTGTTGTTCGTGTGTCGGTGGCGTACAGGTAGTTGCGGAGTTCTTTCCACTCTTCAATCTTCTTGTTCCTGAACATGTCCCATTCACGCCAACGATTNCTGATCTCAACCGCCAGATTATCTGGGCCAATAATTTGTTCTATTTCTATGGTTTCACCAGCCATCCGTTTAAATCCTTTTAAACTTCAGGTGAGATCGCTTTGCGATCTAACCCTTAAGAAGCACCTCTAAATCTATTATTTGCCCACACAACATTGCTCTTTCTTTGTCTACCAGAGTTCCTTGAAGGTTTTACTGCAATATCTACAGCAGAGGCTAGTGCATCTATGACATCGTCGTGTGGTGGATGTCTAGAACTAAGCTCTTCTTCAAGTACTTGTGTATTGCCGCCCTTGTAATTGCCACATTTGTAAGTTGTCGTATCGTGGCTCTAGTGTAGAAGAAATACGTTCTTTTTTGTTGCCTTGATGTTTGTTGGGCCTGTATTCGTCAATTGATATAGCCAAGCCGTGTTGCTTAATCATTTCTTTTAATTGTTTTACAATCGCCTGCTGTGCAACTGTAACTTCTGCCCTCATCTTCCTGAAGTTCCACTTGGTTGACAAGTGCAGGATATGTTCGAAATATTCCGAGATCCTGTCTGTTCTGAACCTGTCAATGTCCAAGACATAGACATTGTTTTCCGCGTCAACCCCTACAACAACAATGGCTGTGTAGTCTGCCTTTCTGCTGAGGCTGAAGGCAAAGTCAACCGCGGCATACACGTTAAGCTTGTTTTCCTTGTAAAACATGAAGCCGTTTTCTTCACGCAGGAACTTTCGCTCAAAGTACTGGAACTTGTCTGGTCTTACTGGGACGTTGTCTGGGTCTGAGGGATCGTTGTAGTACTGCGCCCTGAACTGACCCTTATCCAGATACTGACCGCGCTTCTTGGCAAGGATCTTCATGTCAAACCCAAACCACTTGCCGTCTTTGCGCTGTTGACGTGGCCACAAGAACTCCCCAGTACCGTCGCCTCTGTCTTCAACTGAGCGCTCAAATATCTCGTATATACTCTCTTCGCCAGTCTTCTCGCCGTGCTTATCGTACTGGTCTTCCGTCATTTGCATAAGGTTATTGTACAGATCGGCTGGGTGGTATCTTGTGCCTACGACCCACTCTCTAGCATTTGATCCTTCGATAGAGGAAAGCAGTGAGTACTGACTCTTAACCTTCTCCCTTCCTTCACCCGTGTAAGCGTTCTCATAGACCACCACGTCGTCCAAAACAGCTATGTCGCAGTGCAACCCTGTCAGGGATGTTGTCAGGCCACCAGTGAAGACGCTAGGGTCTCTGACCTTTTCTTGCTTTCTTAGCGGGTGATCAAGGCAAATCTCTGAGGTTGTCCAGCGTTCTCTCTTACCTTCGTCTGGGTTTACATGTTCGGGCCAGTATCTTTGGTAGATGTCTGACGTTAAGATGTTCTTGATGAAGGAAAGCTGTTTCTCCGCAAGATTTGCGGTGGCTGAGATGTATAAACACCGCAAGGTTGGGTCTTTAGTCAACTCCCAAGCAACCCTGTATGCGATCAATCGAGACTTACCGTGATCTCGCGGAAACAGAAGTAGCTGGTGTGACTTTTGATCCTCGCGCATCCACCACTGGATGACCTCCTCGTGGCACAAACCAAGAACCTGCTCAGGTGCAATAAGCTTGATGAACACCGAAAGGTCTGACTCAGCAGCTTGACGTATCTCGTCTCTAGTGGACACTACTTGTTCCTAATATTGATTTGCTTGGACACCGAGTCAAGGCCAAAGGCCCCAGCAGCAAACAGGAATATAGGTGTTGCCAAGACCTCTACAGCCTCACCTGCCAAAGAGTTTTCGAAGAACACCCATAAGCATGTCAACCCAAGAAGCACCAGAAGCATCACCGCTGACACTTCCCTCTTCCACGTTTTCTGAGGTCCGCCTCGGCTGTACCTCGGTAGCTGATCTTCCATTTACTTCATCCCACCAGTGCATCACAACAAAACCAGGGCAAGCCTTTGCAGCGACTTCGTTGTGACCACGCACAACAACATCCTTACCATACTTTTCCAAAAGTTCGTTGATCTTCTTGACAATCACATCTTGCTGGATCTGTGTATAATTATCAAGAAACTTATCGTTTGCGTTAGATCCAAAGCCACCCAGCAAGCAAATACCAATGGAATCCTTGTTCCATCCCTTGGCATGTGCGCCGATTGTTTCCTCGTCACGACCTTTTGCAACCTTGCCATCACGGTCGATAACGTAGTGGTAGCCGATGTCGCTGAAACCTCTGGCTTTGTGCCAAGACCTTATCTCATCAACCTTCCATCTAAGGTTTGTGCCCTGACCCCAAGTAGGTTGAGTGGCAGAGCAGTGAATGAATATGTTGTTTATCTTACGCATTATTTTTCTCTCAGTAACCTATCAAGTTTATCCTCAAGGCGATGTATGGCCTCCATCAGCCCAGCCATATTCTCACGCATCTCATACTTGGTGGCATACTCTTCGCGTGTGCGGGCCAGTTGATCTTCCAACTTATCCAAGCGATTGGACAGCGAGCGAACCACGATAATGGCCACAGGTACAAAGACAGATAGGATCGCATCCCAAATCATACCGTTGTCCATTTCCATCGCTTCGCTCCTTTGCCCTATTGTACCACAAACAGATCGTCTAGGCAGTTAATGGTTTGTTTATGCTTCTGGCCAATCAGTGATAGGCGCATTACCAGTTGGGTTTCCATCAGCGTCTGTTGGTGTTTCAAACAGCGCGACAAATGCATCGTGATCTGCGGCGGCATCAATCAAACCCTCAAGCACGTTTGAGTATTGCCTGATCGCCTCACGATAATTACTGACCTCGATGGGAATGTCTTGGCCATCGTCTGCCTTGCGGATCACATACCAATCAGTTGGCGCAAGCAAGCCACCAGCCTGTTGCTTGATGATTGCTTTCCAGATTGACTTGAGGCCCAGCGTGACTACCTGCTCGCCCTTCTCGTCCAAGATGGGATCGCCGTTCTCGTCCACAGCGTTCACATCATCCAGCGCCTTGGCTGTCTCTGCATCCCAATAGAAGCGATTATCGTATGGCTTGGGGTCATCTTTCCAAACCAAGCCAGCCGCTTGCTTCTCATCGTCAGACCAGCGACCCCAATTGGTGGGGTGCTTGATTCCGTTTCCATCCGTCCAGCTTCTGCCCTCGCGGATGATCTTACCATTAAAAGTCCAAGCCATATTAATTACCTCGCGTTGCTGTATTTAAAGGGCATCTCGGAAAATGCTGCGAATATGTAGGTGCCGCCTGATGCGTTAAAACTTGCCGAACCGTTTCTCAACTTAAAGCCGTTAGACGTCAAATCTAAAAGGTCTGCTCCTGCGTTAATTTCAGCACCAGAAGTATTGGCATATACTCTGGCTCCTACAAAATTTTCAGGCTCGCGAGCAGAATCCCAAATGCTCCAATCGCCAGTGCTGTCAGTCCGCTTCACCATCACAAAAGCAGGCCTAAACCCGCAATAGACAAACGGCCCATCTGTCGAACCATTGCCTGTGTAACTGCCGAACTTGCTGTAGCCTTCCACCTCTGCGAAGCAGTAGGCTATCATATTATCACCGCTAAAGTTTACATCAGAGCCTGTGCCAATAGAAAAAACCGTCGACGTTGGGTTAGTGTCCTGCCAGATCGTGGGGGTGCCAGCAACACGAGCCGCTGCACCCGTGAGGTTCAGGTAAATCTCGTTCAGAGCGGTCGTGACCTTGTGGTAGACAGGCCAGTTTCTAACGCCAGATCGGGACTTGATAATGACCATCGCTGGCGCAACACCAAGACCGTGCCCAACAGTGGCGTTGGCACCAGTCGCCGTCCAACTCACAATCGAAAACCCAGCCTCTTGGTTCACAGATACTGTGCTGGTGATCGACCCGTCTGTGTTCGAGGATGTGCTGTTGCCTGCCTTCCAAGCCCAGTCAACATAAGTAACACCTGATCCATAGAAATTATTTGAACTGCCATTGAGGTGAGTATACCCATCTGAGGTAAACGTAACTACACCGTTTGTTCCGCCTGCATTAGTTGAGTTAGAAACTAAGTTAGTAGGATTACCTGATCCATCAACACGAATTAAATCCATTAACTGGTGATTGTTTGAAGTGCTTCTGCTTTTGTGCCACAAGAAATCTGGTTGAAAACCGAAACCAGATATAGTCGCATTTGTCCCATCACCAGTTGTTAATACTGTTGTAAAGTAATCTTCAGGCACGTCATCCTTGTTGGGGTCAATTACTGGGTCGGGCAAGTTGGCGGTGCAAAGGGCAAGATAGCCAGATGGTGGGGCGTAATAGAAGTCACCCACGCCATTGTCATCTGTGTTGCCTTGGGCGGTCTTGTTGCCTGCGAAGGATGAGTCTTGGCCGAAGTTGGCGAACATGCCTTGGTCATTTGTGCCAGTGTAAGATGTACCAACAGCAATAGCGTCTGTGCTACTAAATGTACGACTTGCAATCTCATTTGTACCAGCGGCAGGATCACCTGAGTTTAACCAAGTTCCGTCATAGCCAGCCCAAACCTTACCATTATCTATATCTACTGCAAGCATAGCTAATACTGTTGTTCCAGTTAAACTACCCTCTGCCGCTCCTAGCACCCCATCGCTGACAGGTTGTGCGTTGTCGTTGAATAGCGAGACATATATTCCGTCAAACCCCTCACCTGTGCTAAAAGAGTAAGTAGGAGTGCTGTGCCTATTGGTTGACGGAAATACAGCGGTGTCTAAAACCCCCAAATGAGAATTATTCCCAACACCATTGTTAATAAACGCTAGACCTTCAACATAATATTTACCTGTAGTCGGCAATAGCAT